CAATCATAGAATTAAATACAACTTGTGATGCAATTACTAAGTCATGTGGTTTACCAAGCACTTGTAACGCTTCCCATAATTGAGTTCTGGTATCAGTGTCTTTCGTAAGTACTGTAAGTCCGGCATTTTCAATTACATTAGTAATTTCTTTCATGAGTGTTTGCATAAATGCAGCATTTATTTTAGTTCCTGGTGGACCATCTTTAAAAGCATAATTACCATTAGCATCAATATCCATGTCAGATGATTCTATGTAATGCATATTATTTTCCTTTCATCAACCAACATAAATATTAAACTCCTCTAATTGCCCATTCTGGTTTAAATCTAAATTTTCCAATTGCTGTTCCACCATCATCAGACCGTTCAGGATAACCAATAACTAATACGCTGTTAGTTGTCTGTGTTGTAGTAATGCTTCCAGCAACTCCCGATGCTAAATAAATAGGTCTACCAATAAAACCTGATAGAGTGGCAGACCATGCGGAATAATAAACAACCCCTTCACGTAACATAATACAGTTACTTGCACCTGATACATAACTATCCATAGGCATGGCAAGCACACCAGTTTTAGTTGATAAAGCAACATCTGCTTTTTTCCATTCTCCACTTGCTGTTAAATAACAAATGTTAAATGCGGAAACATCAGATCCTACAATCTGACTATAATCTTTCCATCCTTTAGCATAAGCATCGGTTGTTACTTTTCTTACTTCTGGTTTTTTCCAAAAATCTCCCGGATTTCCGAATTCTTCTTCCATAAGAGTTACTAAAAAATCTCTCAAGTCCTGTGGACTAATTTCCCCTGTCACATTATCAGCAAACAATGCTAATAGTGCTGCTCTTGTTCTTTGTACATCGGCCATCTTATTTATCTCCTCTTCTTATAATATACATATTAAACTGGTCTTTTAAAACCTGTATTAAATCCATGATAATTTATTCCACCACCGGAATGCCTATCAAACCCTAAATTAAATCCATGATGAAATCCACCAATATAATTTATACCATCATAATCATAAGCATTTGAAAATCCATTATTAAATCCACGTCCAAAACTATGATTACTCCAACTATTATCATAATGGGGAATACTTTTAAACCCTTTATTAAATCCTCTACTAAATGAAGCATTAACAAAATCAAATAATACTTTTGTATGTGCTGGTTTTACTTTGTTAATATTATAAATAAGTTTACTAATATTAACTTGCTTGCTGTTAGTTATATAATCTAAGTCAATATTAACTTTCCAATAAAATAAATTAAAATAATCACCAACACTATCTCCAATCTCCATTACTCCAACAATAGCGGGTGAAAATGTTTCTATAGTTACTGTATAACCTAATGCTAAAGCAATTTGAATATAATAATTCTGATCCTGTCTTCCTACTTGAATGAGTTTTGCATTTATTTCTTTTCTTCTACCTTCTATAGTATTAGCTAATTGATTACTATTTTCAGGTAAAGCAAAGTCAGATTCCCATTCCTCGAGGAGTTCAGTGATTTTACTTGTATATGATTCATTTACTAAATCATCTATTCTTTGATCTATTCGTGAAAATTCTAATGCATATCCTTTCAATTCTTTATAAGTTTTACTTAATAAAGAACGTGTCCAGAAATTCCATTTAGATGATGGAAATAAACTTAATAATAGTTTTGCAAATTCATCTTTATTTCTTGCCATTTTTAATAATCCTGAAAGGTGATATCACCTAAAGCATGCACTTGATTAACTGAAGCTGTTTCATCATCTACAGGGTTAATTATTTTGTGTCTTATTTCTCCTGTTGCTGATGATATAGCCTCATTCATTTGTGACAAAGCAATTGTTTGTTCTGGTCCACCATATGTCTTAAATAAATCAATTAATGTATTTCTTATATTTGTTTGTACTGTTGCTGTATTTGGTTGTAATTTAATAGTCATGTTAACAGTTTTAAATGTTAATGGTATCATATATAGTCCAGCTGTATTAACTGGCATACCTGTTTCTATATTTGTATTTGGATCATTATGATAAATTACATATGCTTTTAATGCGTCAAGCTCTGCTTGAGATGGTAAAATTACACTATCATTATCTTTAACAAATGTAAGTCCAATTGTTCCAGTTCCTTGATAATGTTCTATTGCCCAGGCTCGTGTAATACCAGAATATTCTAATGCCCAATTTATATAATCAAATAAAGCCCCACCATGTGGAGCATTTCTTTTTCTATTTAATAATTGTAATCTATATTCTTCAACTTCTTTAATATTAGCTCCACCTGTTATGGCATTAGCATCAACTGTGACTGTACTATTTATTCCAGGTATAGGACTAATAAAACTTAAAACAGTTCCAGCATCTTCATTATAATCTACTCCAACATTTTCAGCTGTAAATTCTATATTCGCTGTTCCTCCTACTAATATTGTTGATTCATTAACAATATAAATATTTCCTGTTACACTTTGTAATCTTCTACCACTATCAACTATAAGCCCGGTAGTTCCAGTTACTATGGCAGATCCTATTGCTTTAGTTCCTTTATTGCGAGGAATTCCATATTCAGCACCATGTTTTTCTAAGTGCTCTTCATCTGCGGTCAAAATAAATAATTGATCTTTGGCATTTTGTATTGCTCCATATTCTCCATGAGCAACTCCAGCATATACTTTACCCTGTATTTTAATAATACTATGTCTTAATAATGATTCACCTATTCCGGTAAGTTCTGCAAGTAGATCTGCTTGAATACGTGAATTTATTTCTCTAAGTGTTGGCCTATCAAATGGCATTATACATACTCCATTATGTCATGATTATTATATTAAGTTGATTTTCCCATAAGTTTTTAAACTTATAAGAAACAAGTTGCCCATTACTATAATGAGCATCTATTTGAAAATTAAGTCTTTGATTATATGGATCACCACTTTTCTCAGTTAATACTGTAAATGATTGCCATATACCATCATCTACAAACCATTGAATAGATTCTTTAATATACTCTTTAGCTTGGTTAAGAGATTGTTGATCAGTTTTACCTTTAAGTAACCATAATCTTGATCCAATTTTTGATCCACCCTCTTCTAATAAATCCCCCCACCATCCTTTTTTATCTTCTTCATTTAATAATACATCATCATCATTTGCTCTTCTATCTGTTAATAAACTAATAAGTAATGCTGTAAGCATAGTTTTATCTATAACCAAATCTCCATTACTATAATCAATATCATATTCAGCTAATTCATTGTTATATGATACTTTTATATCTACATACATAAATAATACCTCAAATTATTGTACCTGTTCCAGTGCCAGGCCCACTTACACCAACACCAGGCTGAACTAAACTAACACTTGTTACATTTACTGTAACTTGAGCATTAGCTACTATATAATTTACTATTGCTTTTCCTAATTCCTTGAATGCTTGTGTTCTATCATAATTATCATTTTTTGGTTCAGCTAATCCGCCAACATAAGCATCCATAGCAGCGATCATAGCTAAACCTAAAGAATCTCCACTTAATGGCATATTATTATGCTCCTTTCAATTTTGTAATCCCTGCAGGTATGCCTCCATGAGGCATACCAGTAAAAGGATCTACTGCTAATACATTAGGCTTCCATGTTGATGCATCTCCTGTTTTAATAATAATACCAGTAGAATTTAAAGTAATACGTAATCCAGCATGATCATATACACACACATCACCTTCATTTAAATCAGTAGGCCGATATCTTTTATCATTAACACAAATAACAATTCCATTATCTCTATTACCATCTATAAAAGCAGCAAGTACTTCACTATCTTTTTTAGGATAAGATTCAAAACCATATTCTTGATACCGTTCAATATTTGTTATGCTTTCATTTTTTAATCCACTTAATTGCAATTTCATATTTTTATTACTATTATCTACAGCAACTAAGATACATTTTCCAATTATTAACATAATTTTTCTTTTTAAAGGCAATAAAATTCTTTCAAATATATTTATATTCATCTATCATATTCTCCTTTAATTATTACATCATTAGTAGAATATGTATCTTTATTAACTAAAGATAAAATACAATTACTACCTTTTTCACTATCATAATTATATATAGCATCTGTA